TGACGCCCGAGCAGGCGCAACAGGTCAGGGATCTGCTAGCACCCAACTCCAAGCCAACTCCTAATTCCTTTCAAATTGGGAGGCCGCTGGTGGAGCGGGTTGCCCTCGCCATTAGCGGGGTGGAATACGGCCTGGAGCGAGACGAGGAAGCCGTCAACTGGGCATCTGAAGCCCGCGCCGCGATCCGCGAGGTGGCGGCGTGGATGATTGACCGGAAGCGCGACGACGACTGGCTCGCACCTTTTGATGAGCTTGCCGATCTATTGCAAGAGGAGGCCAATCGATGACTGACTACAAGTTCGTACCCTTGGACAGCCTTGAGAACCGCCTCGGCGACGCCCTTGGCCTTGCGATCGCCATGATCCGCAAGCCCGAGATCATCGACAACAAGACCATGGCTCAGATCGAAGTTCCGTTTAAGGAGTGGTGCGACGGTCTCGTTGACGGAGGGCTGCTCAATGCCTGACATCACCCCACCGCCGGAGCTGGTGCAGCAGTGGAACACAGAAGGTCGCCATCAGGACTACTGCACTCTCACTGAGTCCATAGCCACCCGCGCCGCCCAGTGGGGCGCTGACCAAGAGCTGGAGGCGTGCTGTGAGTGGCTGCATTGGCAGAACCTGGCCACGCATTCCGAGCTGATCCCCTCGCTCCGCGCCGCCCGCCGCCCCAAGCCGCCGAGCTTAAAGGAGAAGGCGTTGGAGGGACTCACACGTCTTGTATCAACAGGTGAATTCTTCAGTAACCAGATGACAGATCTCAACACCATCCGCCGCGCCTTGGAGGCCCTGCCCAATGACTGACATCTCCCCCGCCGCGCAGGCGGTGCTGAATACTGCTAACAACGTTAGTTCTTACGGTCCAGATGACTGCCTCAACGAATCTCGCTGGATTGCCGCCGCCGCTCTGCGAGCTGCTGCGGATCAGGTGGTGCCGACAGAAATGGATCTGCCTCCCATTGCGCCTGACCTTGGTCACTTTCGACAACACGAGCGCCGGCTAACTCGCCAGCGCCTCCTCGCCATCGCCGCCGAGCTGGAGGGCGCCTGATGGATCACATCCGCGCCAAACTGGAGGCCCTAATCAGCGACTCCGGCATGTTCCACGCCGGCCAGCAGGAGGAGCGCCAGCGGCTGGCCACGCTGCTGCGTGCTCGCCTTGATCAGCTGGCCAACCTGCCATGTCACCCGCACATCTCCGCGCGCCGCGAGGAGCTGCTGAACATCCTGCAAGCACTGATCCAATCATGAACCGCGTCCAACTCGACCAGCAGCGCGCCGACATGCTCGACGCGCTCTATGAAGCCAGCGGCCGCACCTGCGGCACCTACACCGGGCTGTGGGAGGAGTTCTGCCGCGACATCGCTGCCAACTTCCGCGACACCGCCTACCCAGAGCTTCATGCCGCCTGCGTGCTGGCGATCGGTGATGCCGAGAGCCACCTGGCAGAGAAGCACGCGCAGCAGTGCATCGCCGTCTGCCGTCGTTTCCTGCTGGGCGGGCGATGGTCCTGAGCGATCGCCGCCCCAAGGGCAAGGGCCGCAACTTTACGGTCAACATCAGGATGAGCCGTGAGGAGATCGAGCAGGCGCGTGAACTCGGCGGCGGCAATGTGTCGATGGGTTTTCGTTGGGCATTGCGTTACGCCTCAGACCGGAACATGAGGCCCATGACGTTGACCACGTTGCTGCGATCTGCAGCGGTGTTGGCCAGTGAATTGGAGGACAGGAAGCGATGAGCGATCCGGTCAATCATCCCGACCACTACCGGCAAGGCGACATCGAGTGCATCGACGCAATCGAGGCCGCGCTGACGCCAGAGGAGTTCCGGGGCTATTGCAAGGGGAATGTGCTCAAGTACGTCTGGCGCGAGCGCTACAAAGGCGAAGACTCGCTGTTGAAAGCTGCGTACTATCTCGCCAAACTGAACCGATGATCCTCCCGAACATCTCACTGCTGGACCGCCTAGCGATCTGGGTGCTGCATCGCAGCCCGCGGATTAGCTTGCTGGTGGTGAAGGACCAGTTCTGGCCGGATGTGTTCCTGTCGGCCAATCCAGTCGATCCAGCCGCGGCATACGTTGCTGCCGGAATAACTGAGCCGGATCCACCGAGCATGGTGCTGGAGCGGCTCTACCACATGCCCGCACACGGCGAACGCGAATGATCTCGCTCCACGCCGGCCGCCTGCTGTTGACCTGCGAGCGGGCAAGCCAGACGTGGCACGCGCACATCATCCTTGGCCCCAAGCCTGAGCACCAGCTGGTGGCCGATACCGGCACCGTTGACCTGCGCCAGGCGATGCTGCGGGGGCAGAACCTCTACACCGCGTTTCGTGCCAAGGCGCGGCCAGTGGAAGCTGAACTCAAAGTGATGTGCTGGGATTGCATCCATTGGACACCTGGGGGCCGCGGCCGGTGCGAGCTGGACATCCCCGAATGTCGCCAGACTGGGGGCAGATTTGCGCCGACCTGCGCGGTGTTCACACCATGCAAGAGCCCACCGTAATCAGCCGGACCGAGCGCGATGGCGGGTGGATCGACACGCTGGAGCCGGCTGCTGGCGGGGAGCTGTATTACCGCAGCTGCGCGCATGGATACTGCCGCTATTCCAGCGACATGTGGCAGGCTGAGCTGTACCTCAACCACCTGCTCGCTCGTGACTTTGGCTGAGATCACCTACCTGTCGATCATCTACTGGGTCGCCTGCGTTCTCATCATCTGGGGGCTCAGCAAGATCCTGCCCTAGCCACTGCAGGATCGCCCATTCGCGGGTGGCGGACCAAAACGGCTGCGCGCGGAACCAGTCCACCCAGCCCTTGTGGCCTTTCTGGCTGTTGCACATGAAACAGCAGCTGACGAGGTTCTGGCGTACCGTCAGGCCGCCGTGGACCTTGGGGGTGACGTGATCGAGAGTTGGGCTGCGGCCGAGCGGGTCGCCGCAGTAGGCGCACTCGTAGTTCCATGCCAGATGGATCTGATCACGCGCCGAGCGGCGGGTGATGAGCCGGGTCTCGTCAATGTGGTGCTTGTCCACCATCGTCTTGGCCAGGCAGGAGGAAGGCAGAAACGTCGAGATCCACGATGTCGTCGTCGCTGGGGATGAACTCCGCCAGCTGGCTGTAGATGTCGGCTGGCAGCTCCTGGGGGTCGGTGTCGGATCGAACGATGAGCTTGGCGTTGATCTCGACCAGGTAAGCCCGCATGGGCAGACGCCCGGCTTGGCACACGGTAGCGGGTGCGACTGGATCGGCCTGTGTTACGGATTGTCAACCGGCTGACCGATGGGCGCAGGGTGCGCTGCGGGGGGTGTATAGTTCTCACATCGACAGCCACCCACCCGGCCATGACCACCAAGCTCACCCCCGCCCAAGCCCGCACCTACGCCCAGATCACTGAGGCTCCAACCACGACCCCAGACAAAGTGCTCTGCGGCGCTTTCTTCCTGGCTGACGACTGGAGCAACACCATGGTCATCAACGGCCAGACCATCACCACCAGCTACAACGGCAACCGGGTCTACGGGCGCTTCAACTCCTCCACGCTCCGCGTCCTGGAGGCAAAGGGACTGATTCGGGTTCACTTTGACGGCGGAAGCTATCGGCCCGACGAGATCGAGGTGCTCGCCGCCTGATGCCCCGCACACCACGGGCCGGCGATCCCGGCCCCGACTTTCTCCTTTCCATGCTTGAGTGCCGGCAGGCGCCACCACCCATGACCTACATTCTCAACCTCGGCCCGTGGCACGTCGGGCCGTTCCCCACCCACATCGCCGCGCAGCATTGGGCCGAGATCCACGGCGTCGATGACTACCGCATGATCCCAATGGATGATCCTGCCGAGGCGCCAGCGCGGATCTATCGGATGCGCGAATTAGCCTCGGCTGGCAGTCACACCTAGGTCGCCGTTGTACCTTCCAGTCTCGCGGTAGGTGCGCTCGGGCGTGCCGGCGATGACGTGGAACACCATCTGGCCGATCTTCATGCCAGGCCACAGCGCGATGTTGTGGAAGCGGCGGCTGTTGTGCAGCTCCAGCGTCAGGCGGCTGCCATGCCAGCCCGGATCGCAGTAGCCGGCCAGCAGGTGCTCCAGCCCTTCACGGGCGCGGCTGGACTTCAGCACGAACTGCGCCGCGATGTGGTCCGGCAGGTTGAAGATCTCCTGCGTCTCGGCCAGACAAAACTCACCCGGCGCCAGCCAGTAGGGATCGGCTTGGGTGTGGTGGCCGATGCCAAGGATCTGCAGCTCGGGCCGATCCTCCACCTCGATCATCAACCGATCGCCCAGCAGCACATCGAGGCTGGCGGGGTTTTGCAGGTCGGCGTTGTATGGCACCACCATCGCCGCCTGGCGGCAGAGGCGGGCGATCTCGTGGTCGGGAATGATCATTCAGGCGCTAATACGGCCACCGAACCCTAGGACGCCCCTCGCGGATGCCCAGATGCACGAAGCCCTTGGGTGCGCCGTAGCCGACGCTGTACGGCCACTCACGATCCACCCAGTCCTGCACCTTCTTGATGTCCACGCCGTCCACGTACACATCCACGGCACCCACGCCCGGCGCGTTGTAGAGGTGCTCTGACTGACTGGCGCCACCGACTGCCCGGTTGATGGCTGCCGGCCGATAGCCCGAGGTGATCGTGATGCGCTTGCCGCCGAATGCCGTGCGCACGCGCTCTAGGAACGCCGCCAGCTCGATCGCGGTGTCCACCTGGTGCTGCGCCACAAAGCGCCGGGCCGGCTGACCCAGGGCGAACTCGCCCAGCGTGAAGTGGGGCGTCAGCTTGGTGCTGAACGGATCGCCGGGCTTCGGCTTGGCTGCTGCTGCTGCCGGCTTGCTGCCAGCCCATAGCCGCCCTTCAGCCTCGCGGCGCCGCTTCAGGCCAGCTTCGACGTTGGTGCCGGGGTTGCGGTAGAGGAGCAGGGCAGCGGGCACTGCAGCCCAGTCCTTCTCGCGCAACTCCCGGCTGATGGTTTCAAAGCCTGGCGTGCCATAGAAGCCGCTGCCGAGGTTGTAGGCGAAGCTGATCAGCGCGCACTTCTGATGGTCGGCCATCTCGCCCCATGCAGGGATCGAGGCGCGCAGCTTCTCAGCGATGCGGTCCACCTCTTGGCGGAGCAGCATGTCCGCCTCGATGGCGTTGATCTTGTCGCCCTGCTTGACCTTGCGGCCGTCGCTGTAGCGGGTGGTGCCGTAGCCGATCGTTGCCACGTCCCAGCCGTGCAGCGGGTCGGCGTAGGCCTCAAGGTGGCAGCCCTCAAACTCCTTGATCAGCCTCAGCGCGCCGGCTAGGTCAGCCTGCTTGCCGTCCTGGCTCCAGGTCTGAAACCATGCCCGATCGCGGCGCATGGCAGCGGCGTAACCGTTCACCGCCAGGTCCTGCTCCAGCGTCTCGATCGCAGCAGCTTGATGGGGCAGCCCGCGATAGAACCGGAACAGCTGCTCCAGCGTGATGGGCGCGGCGTTGGCCATCAGTCAGCGCTTCTTGGGGAACATCATCCGGCCAGCCTGGAGCAGCAACTGCAGCCAGCTGTTGGAGCGCAGCGGGCTGATGGCGATGATCTCGCTGCCGGCAGCGATGACGATGGCGATGATGGCGGCGGTTTCGACAGACACGGGACCCATGCAAGTGCTCCTAGGTTACTTGCGGATCTCAAGCTGGCGCACGCGCTTGTCCAGGTCAGCCAGCTGCGCCTTGGCGTCAGTCTTCAGTTCATCCACCGACTCGGCCATCTGCTGCAGCGTGGCCTCGATGCGTGCGGACTGGATCTGCATGTTGACGAGCAGGGCACCGATGGCGAACACGCCGGCAGCGATCGCGGCAGGGAGAGAGGCTACGAAGACGCCGCCGACTGTTTTAGGTTCGTCCGCCATCGGCTGATCCGGTCCTGATCCCATCGTAACGATCAAAGGGATCGGGCATCCCGGCGAGGATGGCAAGAGCGCGCCTGTAGTAGTGGTTGTCGGTTTTTCCCGCAGCTTCCAGCGTGTCGCGGATGCGTCGCCAGTTTTCGCGGGTTTGGGCGTCCACTACCGGCCTTGCCCTCTGAGGGGCTTGCGGCCGCGGCGCCTAGGGCGTGACCGCTGGCCGTAGCCCTGCCGCGTGGTCTTGGGCGGACCGGGCTGATGTTCAATCCGAGCGGTGCCGGTTTTGCTGCGGACTGCCATCAGGGCTCAGGCGCTGGCTCGGGAAGGCCGAACAGCTCGCGCAGCTCGGCAACGGTCAGGCCAGCAGCTTCCAGCTTCTGCTCGGTGGTGAGCACCGGAGGAGCAGGCGGCTCAGGCGCAGGATCAGGAGCATTCCCCTCATCGAGCCAGGCCAGATAGCCCTGGTAGTCGACATTGGCGGGGTCGGGTGGGATGAAGGCGTTGTCCGCGAGGCGGAGGATGGTGTCGCCGGTGGTGAGTTGGTAGGTCATTGTCATAGCTCGGCGGAGGCGGTGAAGAAGTTGCGCCAAGTCCCTTTGCCAGTGTTGCCGTCTTTAACCCTTCCCGCAAAGAACTCGTTAATACCAATACTATCAGCGGCCATCGTAGTGCTAAAAGCTATTGTCTCCGCCTCTGTTTGAGCGATTGTTGGAGGAGTCCTCATGGAAACCCTGAAAGGTGCAGTTAAGCGAGAGTTGCCGCCTGATGTTTCATAGACATCAAGCCCGACTATGCCGATTTGATAATACCTCTGACACAACGCCAGCTCCTGCCCGTAGCTCCTGCGTTCAAACGGTGTGGCGACGGTGCCAAGTTCTAGTTGGACGCCGGTGATGTAGAAGGTGGCGCCGTTGGTGCCGACGACTGAAACAGCGCCAGTTGGTGCAGAAAAGTTACCGGCAGACCAAGTATTAGCAGTAGAGCTAAAAGTAGATCCAGAACCTAAGTTGAAACCAACAACAAGCCCGATGCCATTGTCAGAAAGCCACGTCCCGGTGGTATCACCAGTCACGACGACCGTTTTGTACTCCCAGGTATTGGCTGCTGAAATTGTATAGCTAAACGGATACGACCTATTGTATGCGCCGTTGACTATTTGGCCTCCGTGAGTGCCGGAAATACTTGATCGGACCCAGAAAGACAGGCTAAAAGTCTTTGCATTAGCAGTTCCAAAGTCGAAGCCCGCAGCATTAAATCCTTCGATCCGGTGACCAATGACATATTGCTCTCCAGCGGGTACTGAATACGAGGAAAGCGATGTAACGCCCAAGTAGTTGGAGAAGCCAGCGGGCGGCGTCACGGATCCAGCGTTCCTTTGGATTGAGAACTTGGATGCAGAATTCCCGTAGCCGTACCAACGGTCAAGAACGAAGGTGTTGGTTGCGGCTCCAATGGTCACTGCCGCCCCACCATTCCTTTGATCAAACCGCATATCCCCGTTGATGATGCGGTTGCGGGTACCGGCTAGAGGGCCGCCGTTGAGGTTGGCGACTTGCACCTGATCTAGGCCGGCATCAATCTTGAATAGGTTCGCGTTGGTGTCACCTTCAACCCTGAAGTCAACGTCGGCGCCGCCATCGTTGAATACCACCTCGGTGGTACCAAACTCAACGCGCTCGACGCCATTGGTGGCGATACCAAGCTGATCGGCGCCTGCCCGAAAAATGCCGGTATTAGGATCGCCGTCAAATGCAATGGCAGGCAATGCAGCAGTGCCCGCATCATCTGCCAGCAATGCGCCGGTCAGCGTGCCACCTGCAAGACTCAGCAGCCCTAGGTTGGCGCTAGCCAATGTGCCAACGGTGATCCACGCATTGTTGGCAGCATTGCGGATCTTTAGCAGCCCCGTGGTGGTATCCGCCCACCACTCGTAGGCATAGGTGGTGCTGGGCTGCGTTGCGCCGCTGTTCTGGCTGACGATCGCCGCCAGCGCATTGTTCAGGTCCTGCCGGAAGGCAAGGCCGGACTGGTTGGCCAGGTTGTAGTCGTGCTGAGCCATGCCTTAGATCTGCCTCCCGAACCCGATGGCTGTGTAGGTGAACTGG